TTGATATTTGTATTGATCGAAAGTATGTCATTAGAAATTACAAATCAATCATCACAGATATTGGCATCTTTTGTGAATTTACATTAGATGAGTGGAATGAACACGCTAAAAATATACGTGAGTTATATGAGCCTGAACCACGCAAAGAATGGGTAGGTCTGACGGATGAGGAAATAAAAAACATACTTGATTGTGGTCGTGGTGGTTTAGTCGATATTAAAAAAGCAGAAGCCAAACTCAAGGAGAAAAATTGCACCCGTCAGGACTAACACTTGAACGATGGAACTGGCCTTTCAAAACAGATGCAGAGCGTGAGCAGATTAGGTTGTGGCGAGAGGGCGTACCAAAAGATTTATCAGACACATCAATACCATTTTAAGGAAAACAAATGAAACAAGAAGGCAAAGTAAAGATCGGTTCCGCATACGAACCTAAGTGGTTTGAACGTAGGGCTACCCAAGGAACTTATAGCGCTAAAAATATTCCACTTGACAATGACCAAATGTGGTTGCAAAATGCACTACTTGATGGTAGAGTACCAACTTATTGGAAAACAAAGATGGCGATAACAGTTGTTAGTATCGTCACAATACTCTACTTTGCATGGGCTTATGGAGTGTTTAAATGAAAAAGAAAAAAGAAGTAGTTGAATACTGGAAACGCCCTCTGTATAAAGGATTCAAAATGGCAGACGTTGTGCATAGGCCGGGGGCACTAGATGTATTGAAGTATCCAAGCCGTGTCAGCAATACCTATTTTTATCCAGATGGGCGTGTAGTTAAAATCTAAGGAAAAGCAATGGACGAATATAGAAACAAACTCGTTGAACTTGGCAAGCAAGCAGGTATATACAAAAGTAAGTATGGCTTATTGTCAATACGGTTTGCAAAGAAAATCGAGGAAATAGATGCAGTAGTCGCAGAGTGGAAAGCAGCACAGCCCGATAAGTTTTGGAGTGACGATGATCCTGAGTATAAGATCAAGTCGAATCGGTGGCGTGACAGACGACTACGTACAAGTGTTCCCCTTAGTGAGATTCGTACAGGTGAACTATGAACAAAACCGAAATGGCAAGGCAGATTTTGTCTGACGGTAGGTGGCATCGTATGAGTGATATAGCCAAAGCAATAGGCGAAACACAAGCCAATGTTCATCAAGTAGTAAATCGGGTTAAAGGTGTCGAGTACAAAATGAAAACGGTATTCAGGACAAGATGTAAGTATGCCAAACTTATGGATGCCGATACACCAATAGCCTTAGCCAAAAAATACCCCGGAGTTTGGGGTCAACTCTACTGGAGCACATGATGACCGAGGATGAAGCATTTAAAGAGATGGAAGAGAGGTTGCGTAACGCACCAAGGGTAGTAGGTGCATTGCATGCGGCGACTAAAGCGCAGCAGTTTGTAGAAGAGACGGGGCAAGAGCTTGGTATCTATACATTACGCAAGGCGTTCGAGTTAGGGTTTATTCGTGGTTATATGGAAGGAAGAGAAACAAAATGAAAAAGCAAAACAAAGCAGATAAGATTCGTAAATACATGGCTAAGTATCCAGAAGCAAAGCCGTCAACGATTGCACTTGATACGGGTGTAAGTGTGAACTATGTGTACTACATACTTTCACAGAATAAGAAAGGCATAGTATCCAAGAGAGAGCAGCAGAAGGCTAGTGTGGCTAGGTTACGCATAAAGAAAGCCCGTCTGCAAAAGAAATTAGAGAAGCTAGAAACAACACCGCACATCCCACTTAACGAGCAGCCAACGCATACGGTTACTGGTGTAAGTGGACATACTTATGAGATGCCTAACTTTTTGCCACAGCAGAAACTATCATTCTTGCAGAAAGTCAGCGGGTTCTTTAAAGGTCTATTCTAACAACGCCTAGCATGGTGATACGCCAACAGTTACGCCTTGTATATGTGTGCTGTAGCGTGGGTGCAAGTTGCTAGGCATATAGTTTGTCTACTTGTACCCTCCCTCAACACGACGGGGGGCGTGGAATATACATAACCCCCCACTCCTTGACAAAGTAAAAAGAGGCATCATATAATGGCATCTACCCCAGAGAAAAAGGTCAAAGACAAATGCAAAGAGATATTCAAGAAGCATGGTGTCTGGCACTTCTCTCCTAACATGAACGGACTAGGTAGAGCAGGAGTACCCGATTTGATATGCTGTGTCAATGGGTATTTCTTAGCGGTGGAATGCAAAGCAGGAAAAGGCAAGACAACAGCACTTCAAGATAGAGAGTTAGCTGCGATACGTGCTGCAATGGGAGCGGCGCTTGTAGTAAATGAAGATAACCTAGCAGAGCTAGAGCAAACCATAGAAGGACTACAACTATTATGAATGAAGAATTCAGCGCGGGAGTAAAAATACTTCTACAGCGCATGGAAACAAACCCCGAAGAATTTTTTGACGCAGGGGGGCATAGCCCAAGAACACAATCCCCTAAATTTGAAGGTTTGATGGAGCAGATTATTAACCACAAGGTTGGTCAAATGGTGTCCGCAAGCTCGATAACGCCATGTTTTACTCAGGCCGAGTTTGATGCACTCTTTGAGGGGTATAGCAAGATTAGGCGTAAGGCGTTTGATGACCATGTTATGTCGCAGATTCTAGACCCAAAGCAAAACGATGGGGTGACGCTAAAGAATATAAAGCACCCAACTAAATTTATGACTATGGCATCCATAACAAACGATGCGTTGCGGATATTAGAGAACGAGTTAGTTTTTAAAAGGTAAATATCAAATTAAATGAAAATAATTACACTTGATTTTGAATCCTACTACTCGCAGTCTTATAGCCTATCCAAACTTACAACCGAAGAATATATCCGTGGTAAAGAGTTTGAGGTTATCGGAGTAGCGGTAAAGGTCAATGACGGCGAGACGCAGTTTTTCTCAGGAACGTATGACAACACAAAGAACTTCCTTAAGAGTTTTGATTTTGAAAACAACCTTGCATTGGCTCATAACGCTATGTTTGATGCTGCTATATTGGGTTGGCATTTTGGGGTTAATCCTCGTGGTTGGTTGGATACACTTAGCATGGCTCGTGCAATACATAGCACAGAAGTTGGAGGTAGCCTCGCAAAACTTACAGAGTTTTATGGATTGGGTGCTAAAGGTACGGAAGTCCTTAAGGCGTTGGGTAAAAGGCGCTTAGACTTTACCGCCGAAGAAATGGCGCAGTACGGGGAGTATTGCAAGAACGATGTAGAGTTGACATGGAAACTGTTTAACTGTATGCGCCCAGACTTTCCCCCTACTGAGCTACGCCTAATTGATCTGACTATACGCATGTTTAGTGAGCCGGTGTTAGAACTGAATCAAGGCAAGCTAGAAGCACACATGATGATTATAGCCGATAAGAAGGCAAAACTTCTTAATACTGTTGGGTTGGACGGACGAGAAAACCTAATGAGCAATGACAAGTTTGCCGAGATGCTACGCATGGTTAAAGTCGAACCTCCTCGTAAGATTAGTCCGATTACAGGCAAGGAAACATGGGCGTTCTCTAAAACTGACGAAGCATTTAAGGCGTTACTGGAGCATGAAAACCTAATAGTACAAACTCTAGTATCAGCTCGTCTTGGGCTTAAGTCTACTCAGGAAGAAACACGCACTCAAAGATTCATAGATATATCAGAGCGTGGCACGTTACCTATCCCATTACGTTATTACGCTGCACATACAGGGCGATGGGGTGGTGATGACAAGGTAAACATGCAAAACTTAGGGCGTACATCTCCTTTAAAGTATGCAATCCATGCGCCTACAGGGTATTTAATGATTGATTCGGATTCATCACAGATCGAAGCACGTACTGTGGCATGGTTAGCGGAACAAGACGACTTAGTGGAGGCATTTGAAAATGGGCAGGACGTATACAAAATCATGGCTGCTGCTATCTATGGCAAGGCGGAATCAGAAATTACTAAGGAAGAACGCTTTGTTGGCAAGACAACAATTCTCGGTGCTGGTTATGGTATGGGTGCTGCAAAGTTCAAGGCGCAACTTAAAACATTTGGAGTGGATATTGAAGAAGATGAAGCAAAGCGCATCATACAAGTCTACAGGGAAACATACCCCAAAATACCGCAACTATGGAAGCAAGCGTCGAACGCTCTTGAAGCTATCCTTAGCGAACAAACATCTGAAGTCGGTAGAGATGGCGTATTAGTAGTTGACCCCAAGCGTGGTATCCGCATGCCAAACGGACTATATATCAAGTATCCGAACCTACGCAAGGTAGACAAGGAAGGCGGCGGTGTTGAATACGTCTACGATACCAAGCGTGGTAAAGCTGTTATCCCTAACAGGATATATGGAGGTAAGGTAGTAGAGAATCTTTGCCAAGGCTTAGCCCGTATTATTATCGGCGAACAGATGTTACGTATTGCCAAGAAGTACAGGGTTGTAATGACGGTGCATGATGCGATTGCTTGTATCGTGCCGGAGAACGAAGTTAAAGTAGCACAAGAGTACGTTGAGATGTGCATGAGAATGCGCCCCGATTGGGCGTTGGGTTTACCTTTGAATTGCGAGAGTGGACATGGGAGTTCTTACGGAGAATGCTAGACCGTTAATTTTAATGGCGGAAGAGAAAAATCAAGATGAGCTTTCAATACATGGACGTATAACATTTAAGCAAACCCCTAAGTGTGTTTCGGCAGAGCAATATAAGAAGTGGCAAGCAGCAGCTAGATGGATACCCCCTCAGAATTATGGTTTTTGCACTGACTGTACTAAGGAATACCAGTCAAAAATGCTTGAAGCCGGAAGGTGTAGCCATCCAGAAATTAAGTTTCGTAAACGAGGTCGATTGAAAAACGAAGGGTTTATACCCGCAGAGGAAAACGAATGAACAAATATTTAATCGGTGCATTACTTGCGGTGATTGCAACGGCAGCGGCAGCTAACTGTATAACAAATGTTATCGTCAACCGAGACGGTACGCACACGGTATGCACCACTTGCTGCACAGATAGCACTAATTGCGTAACCACTTGCATGTGAGGCCGCTATGGATGAAGGCATTAAGTTACTTCTAGAACGCAGAAAGATGTACCCCGAAGAGTTTGTGCGGCGTAAAGATAGGTTCTATTCTAAATGGGTAGATTTTTTAGATTTATGGAGTATTGACCTTGATGACGCTAGCACTTACAAAAATGTAAAATTATTTGGGAATGGAGAATTCCATAAGGCAGTTATGCGTAAGCTACTGGAAGAGGAAGAAAAATATTTATCATATCTAGATCAAGCTAGGTAAAGCTATGGTAAACACCAAGGAAAGGATGGCAGAATATATGTTGAAGAGCATGTACCCAAATGAATGATGAAGATTTGAGAGACTTGTTTGCAGCGTTTGCTATGCTGAATATGACATGGAAAACAGGTGCAGAAGATGAAGATGCAAAAGAATGCTACACAGTAGCGGATGCGATGCTTAGAGCTAAACACGCAGAAAAAGAAATTGGTATTACCGCAGCTAAACCTAAACGAAAGAGGACATTATGAGTAGTTGGTTAATCGCCGTTATTGGCATTGTGTATCTTGTGGTAGCAGTAGATTTATTTCGCAAAGGACAAATAGGACTAGGCATCGCTTTTATAGGCTATGCTCTGGGTAACGTAGGTTTATTTCTGGAAGCAAAATGAAAGGATTTGAACGCTTTGATTTAGAGCAAGCAATTATGCACTGCTGGGGTGTTGTCGATGACTTACGTACTCTTAACGAAATAATAGACGACCCAGTCATTATAGGGCTTGCAGAAGTATACGATATGCGGTTTGATAAGGCATTTAAACTATTCGAAAAAATGATAGCAGCGGAACACGAAGAAAAAATTAAAAAGGCAAGTAAGTAATGGTTGAAGCAGCATACCCCCCACTTAATCTTAAAGACGTAATCATGGAAGAACGACGAAAAGCAGGTGTATATATAGAAGCAAGCGCAGGTGATAAGCAGGTAGGCGGCAACCACTACAAGACTATGGGTATCGAGCCTTGGGATGTTGTAGATACTTGGCCTATCGATCAGCAAATTGGTTACTACCGTGGTGGTGCGCTCAAGTACATCATGCGTATGGGTACTAAAGATGAGAATGCCCAAGAGGTTGCTAAGGGTCAGCATTACATTGAGAAATTGCTAGAAGTATTAAGGAAGAAATAATGGGCTGGTCTTACAGTAGTCTAAAGACGTTCCAACAATGTCCTAAGAAGTACTACCACTTAAAGGTAGCAAAGGATGTAGAAAATGTCGGCGGTTCGGCGGCAGACTACGGTAAGAAGTTCCATGAAGCGGCTGAGTTCTACATAAGGGATGGTAAACCCTTACCCAAGGAATTTAAGTTTGCTCAAAAGACATTAGATACGCTTAACAAAATCCCCGGTAAAAAATACTGCGAGATTGAGTTAGGGATAATAAAGAATAAGCAAGGGAAGTATATCTCTTGTAAGTTCGACGATCCTAATCATTGGTGGCATGGTATTGCAGATTTACTTATCATCGATGGTGGTGCAGCGTATTTGGTTGATTACAAGACTAGCAAAAATGCAAAGTATGCGGATACTAAACAGCTTGATCTACTGGCAGCGGGGGTGTTCCTTACGTTCCCTATGGTGCTTGAGATTAAGTCTGCGCTAGCATTTGTTATTAGTAATGAGTTCATAACCAAGGAGCATCATAGCTTTTACAAGGACGACTATATGCACGTTATGAAGCCTGAGCTTGACCGTCTTGAAGCTGCTATGGCTAACAAAGTATGGAATCCAGTTTCAGGCCCGCTATGTAAATTTTGCCCAGTTACTAGCTGCGCACACCACAAAGGATAAGCATGGAAGATTTAGATCAGGTTTCGATTGACACCGCAGTTATCTTAGATGAAAAAGTAAACGAGCGTGTTAAGAATATAACTAATATTTATTTAGGCGAAGTATTAGGCAAACTAATATCGATGGAGTTCGATAAACGGTTCAACGTCGAGAAGGAAAAGATGTTGATGGAAGTCGCCATAACCGCAGGTAAAATACTAGGTCGGGCAGCGGATGAAAACCGTAAGCCATTATGGGAGACCGATATAGTGGAGCTTGGGTTTCCTCCCGTTACTACTACCCACAATATATCAGGAGCCAAAGATGGCCTACAAAAATAAAGCAGATCGTAAGTACGATACCGCCGTAGACTACGAAGATACCCCCGAGCAAGTTAAGAATCGTGTTGAACGTAACAAAGCCCGTCGCAAACTAATGAAAGAAGGTAAGGTTCATAAAGGCGACGGCAAAGATGTTGCACATATTAAAGCAGCAGATAAGGGTGGCTCTATCAAAGATGGGGTGAAGGTAGAGGATGCGAAGGCTAATCGGTCATTTAAACGTGATGCAAAGCGCAATCTGGTTTCGGAAGTTAGCACAAGAGAACGCAAACGCAAATGAAAGATTACAACTGGCCGGGGCAGTTCACGCCGTTTGCTCACCAGAAAATCACAGCATCATTCTTAGCGGAAAGACCTAAGGCGTTTTGCTTTAATGAGCAAGGCACGGGAAAGACTGCATCAGTTATATGGGCTGCTGACTATCTAATGAATCTCGGTGTAGTACGTAGAGTATTGGTAGTATGTCCGTTATCTATTATGAAGTCTGCATGGCAGAACGATTTGTTTAAGTTTGCAGTTCATCGCTCTTGCGATATTGCTTATGGCGACAGGAAGAAACGGGCAAAGATTATAGGTGGTGACGCTGAGTTTGTCATTATAAACTTTGATGGTTTAGCTATCGTAAAGGACGAAGTGATAGCCGGAGGCTTTGACCTTATTGTTGTTGATGAGGCATCGGCTTATAAGAACCCAACTACGGAACGATGGAAAGTACTTAGGGATATCAACAAGTCTGTTAAAGGTCTTTGGATGTTAACAGGTACACCCGCTGCACAGTCTCCGGTGGATGCTTATGGACTAGCTAAATTGGTTAATCCTAAGGGCGTAGCTCCGTTTTATGGGCAGTTCAGAGAACAGGTGATGTCTAAGGTTAGCATGTATCGATGGATACCTAAGCCCAACGCAAAAGATATAGTGCATCAAGTATTGCAACCCGCTATTCGGTTCGAGAAAGATCAGTGCTTGGACTTACCAGAAGTAACATTCGTAGAACGAGAAGCACCGCTAACTCCGCAGCAATTAAAGTACTACAAGATTTTGAAAGAGCAGATGCTAATTAGTGCAGCGGGTGAGGAAGTTAGCTCTGCCAATGCAGCAACGAGTATCAACAAACTTCTACAGTTGTCAGGTGGTGCAGTCTATACGGACACTAGAGAGGTTGTGGAGTTCGATGTATCAAATAGGCTACAAGTTATCCTAGAAGTTGTGGAAGAAAGCTCACATAAGGTGTTGATTTTTGTTCCCTTTACGCACACCATCGAGTTACTAAAAGATTACCTAACGAAACATGGCGTATCATGCGATATCATAAACGGAGCAGTTGCAGTAAATCGTAGAAGTGATATTGTTACAGACTTTCAGACGACGGATAAAATTAAGGTTCTTATCATTCAACCACAAGCTGCATCACATGGGTTAACCCTAACAGCAGCTAACACAGTTATATGGTATGCACCGGTTATGTCAGTCGAGACGTATCTTCAGGCCAACGCACGTATTAACCGCCCGGGTCAGAAGAATGCAATGACCATAGTACACATAAGAGGTAGTGACGTAGAACGCAAGCTGTACCACATGTTGAGTAATAATATCAACAACCATACGAAAATAATTGATTTGTACCGCCAAGAAATCGCTAACGGTTCTTGACAAAGTAAAAAGAAGCATTATAATAGTAACTCCCCCTTTAATTAGGAGCATGAAGTGACTGAGAAGATATCGGCTGAAGAGCTAGCAAAAGTTTATATTAAGATACGTGATGCAAAGGAAGCAGCGGCTGAAAGACATAAGCAAGAGATAGCCGTATTCAACGAACAACTCGATGCTATATCTGCAGAGTTGTTAGAAATCTGTAAAGAGTTAGATGCTAGTAGCATACGCACTGGCGCAGGGACAGTTATTCGTAAGGTGACTACTCGCTTTGATACGAATGATTGGGGTTCGATGTTTCAGTTCATTAAAGAGAACGACGCATACGGGCTATTACAGCAACGACTGCATCAGAATAACATGAAGCAGTTCTTAGAAGAGAATCCAGATTTGCACCCCCCGGGGCTGTGGTCGGATAGTCAATACACAATCGTAGTACGTAGGAGCTAAGATGGAAAAGCAAAAGAAGCAACCGGAAATTAGTCCGGAGGCACAGGCAGCTATTGCTGCACAACAAAGAATCTACTCACAAGAATTAGGTCTTGAATTGCAGCTACGCAATGCTGCTTTGCATGAGGCTGTTGAACACGCCTCGACGGACTTAAATCCAAAGAGTGTAGTAAGAATTGCAGAAGTATTCTTAAAATTTCTAAAGACAGGTGAAAGCGATGAGTAACATTTCAATCTTCAATCAAGACGTTCCTGACTTCCTCAAAGGCGGCATCAACGAATTAACTAAGGCACTTGCAGGTGGTGCGGGTGGTAGCAGACGCATTTCTATTCGTGGTGGTGTATTCCGTAAAGTTGTCAACGGTGAAGAGATTGCAAAGATTAAAGGCCGTGAGCTTAACGTAATTATCGTTAATGCAAACAAGAATATATCTCGTATTTTCTACGCAGGTAAATACAACCCTGACGAGGTTGTGCCCCCAACATGTTGGTCTACTGAAGGAATTGCGCCCGATGCTAAAGTTGAAGATAGACAGGCAGATAGCTGTGCGACTTGTCCTCAGAACATTTCTGGGTCTGGTAGTGGTACTAGCCGTGCTTGCCGTTATCAGCGTAGGGTCGCAGTAATCCTAGAAGGCGATATGTCTGGTGACGTATATCAGTTGATGCTCCCATCTAAGTCGATCTTTGGTAAGGGCGAGGGCAACGTACATCCTTTTGAGAGTTATGGTAAGTACTTGGCTAACAACGGTCGTAACATCAATCAGGTCGTGACGCAAATTGAATTGGATATGGATAGCGATACGCCTAAATTGTTATTCTCACCTGTACGCCATATCAATGCTGAAGAATGGGCAGTTGTGGAGAGGGCTGGTTCATCACAAGAAGCTAAGAATGCAATTTTGATGACCGTTGCACAAGTTGATGGGGTTAAGAAAGCATTGCCTCAACCAACCGCTCCCGCTGCAGCAAAGCCAAAAGTAGTCGTGCAAGATGAACCTGAGGAATTTATTCCAGAGCCAGTTAAGCGTGTATCCAAAAAGCCTGAAGTAGGTTCTTCTGGTAAGCAAGACTTAGCATCTGTAATCAGTGCTTGGGGTGATTTGGAATAATGAGCTACGGATACAGTTCGAGGCTTATCGAAGCTAATAAGAAAGCTGACGCATCACACCTTGGAGTGTATCTGGGGCGTAAATGTATCAAGCATGATATTCCTGTCACTCAAATTGCAGAGAAGCTAGGGGTTAGTCGTATGACGGTGTACAACTGGTTTACTGGTTTACATGCCCCACAAGCTGCATGCGTTGAGCTGATTAAAGAATTGCTAGCGTCGTTTAAGCAAAAATAATATTGGTGAATGCTAGGGGGTTCGCCCCCTGCTTTGCCGTCTCTGGAACATACGATGGTTAAGATTGACCTTTTGGATACAGTACTCCCCGAAGAAGGGTGGTACGCTGTGGTTGGAATAAAGGGTACAGTTACCAAGCAGAAGTTTGTTCAAACTCGGGAAGAAGTAGATGCAATAGCCAAGGAATTCGTAGATAACAATAACAACGTATTTTTTGGATGTGCAAAATACGCTACAAACAAGTCACGCACTAAGGATAATGTTTTAGCACTTAAGAGCGTTTGGTTAGATATTGATTGTGGAGAGGGTAAACCCTACATCGATCAAGCCACCGGACTGGTTGCATTAAGGGAGTTTATCGATCTTGTTGGACTCCCTGCACCTATTATAGTTAGCTCAGGTCGTGGGCTACATGTCTACTGGACGTTCACCGAAGATGTAACAAGACAACAATGGGAGCCTCTCGCTACCCGTTTGAAGGAACTCTGCAGTACCCACAAATTTATGATTGACCATGCGGTGATGGAAGCATCTCGCATATTACGCATACCCGGCACATATAACTTTAAGCAAGACCCGCCGTTGCCGGTTGAGATCATGGAGGTAGGTGCGCCTGTAGAATTCGAGACATTCAAGTCTCTTATTGGGGTAAGGGAACTATCACCAATTTTTGGCACGATCGATCCAAAATTTGAACCGAATGAAGTCACACTTGCTGCTATGGGTAACACCGTACAGCGTTTCAAAAACATAATGATCCGTGGGGAGAACGGATGCCAACAACTTAACTACGCTTTTATAAACCAAGAAGAAACCCCCGAGCCTTTGTGGTGGTCATCACTTACCGTTGCCAATCAGTGCATCGATAGGGAAAAGGCTATCCACATGATGTCTAACAAGCATCCAGACTACGACCCTATTGCTACCGAACGTAAGGCTAACCAAGGTGGTGATAACGCAGGGCCGCATAAGTGTGAGACGTTTGAGAAGCATAATCCCGGTGGTTGTGATGGCTGTAAGTGGAAAGGGAAAATCCCCGGACCGATTGCACTTAGTAAGGAAGTGGTAGAAGCAGAAGAACCCGAAGAACAATCAGGCGAACATGAGTTTACCGACGAACCAACAATAGTTATACCTAAGTATCCGCCCCCATATAAACGAGGGGCTGGCGGTGGAATTTATTTACCCCCGGGCAAAGATGAAGCCGAACCTATTTGCGTATACGAGCATGACTTGTATGTAGTGAAACTTATGGAAGACCCTGCTGATGGTTTATCAGCTTTGGTTAGATTGCATTTACCTATGGATGGGGTTAAGGAGTTTGTAGTCCCCAATTCAATAATCACAGTTAAAGATGAACTACGCAAAGTGCTAGCTAAAAATGGTGTAGCAGGTTCTACGTCACAGATGGCGCACTTAGCAACGTACATGAATATATTTGTTAAGACACTTCAGTATAGGCATAAGGCAGAAATTATGAGAACTCAATTTGGATGGGCAGAAAACGATACCAAGTTTATTCTTGGTGATAGGGAAATTAGTAAGGACGGTATATTTGGTAGCCCTCCGTCTTCAGTTACTAAAGCTCTAGCTCACTATTTGCAGCCAGCAGGTACGCTAGAGAAATGGAAAGAAGTATTTAATATGTATGCTAAGCCCGGGCTTGAAGGTAATGCTTTCGCTGCGCTGACTGCCTTTGGCGCACCACTATTTAAACTTACTGGGTTGAAAGGCGCAATCATTAACGTGATGTTCAAGCAAGGTGGTTCAGGTAAATCTACCGCATTGTTTATGTGTAATAGCGTATATGGCGCACCAGAAGCACTATGTTCTATTTGGAAGGATACCAACAACGCCAAGATGCAACGCTTGGGCCTACTAAATAACCTACCCTATACCGTAGATGAGATCACTAACATCTCTGCCGAGGACTTCTCTGACTTGGCTTATGGTATGTCGCAAGGTCGTGGTAAAGATCGTATGAAAGGCGCAACCAATGAGCTGCGTGACAACTCTACAACTTGGCAAACCATATCCTTGGCAAGCTCGAACGCTAGCTTCTATGAGAAATTAAGTAGTGCTAAGGCAGGGGCTAACGCTGAGATGCTTAGATTGTTTGAGTATGAGATTGCCCCGACTGATATTATTTCCGTGGAAGAAGGTAAGCGCATGTTCGACCACCAGCTACGTGAAAACTATGGGCATGCAGGGGAGATATATTTGCAGTGGTTAGTTAACAATAAGGACGAGGCTAAGCGGATTTTTGATAAGGCCCAGTCTATGATTGACCAAGCACTAAGACTTACTGCCCCTGAGCGTTTCTGGTCTGGTTTGGTTGCATGTAACATAGCCGGTGGCGTTATTGCTAAACGCTTAAATCTGCATGACTACAATATGAACGCCATATTTAACTGGGCTGCTGAAACGGTTAAAGGCATGCGCCATGAGATTAGACCACCCCTTGACGACGCACCTAGCGTTTTGGGCGACTATATCAACCGCCACATGCAAAACATCTTGGTAGTGAAAGCCGATAACGACAACCGCACCTCAACTGCATCGTTACCTAGCCTTGAACCTAAGGGGCAGTTACTTATCCGATACGAGCCTGATACTAAGCAGCTTTATGTTGTTACCCGAGATTTCCGTTCGGATTGTGTAGAGAGGCAGATCAACTACAAGAATACTTTGGAAGAGCTTAGGAAGCGTGGATTCTTTAAGGAGACCATGAACAAGCGTATGTCCAAGGGTATGAAGATTGTTTCACCTGCGGTTAACACATTAGTATTCGACTGCTCCAATCCGGGGTTCTTGGATATGGACGGCTTGATTGCTCCGCAGATACAAAATGAAGATCGAGCAGGTTGACTACAACATTAACTGGCGTAACTTTAAAGCGGGGTATTCCTTTTTTATACCCTGCATTGCCTGCACAGAGGCTAAAAAGACGTTAAGAGAAGTTGCTAGAAAGGCTAAGATGAACATAGTTATGAAGACCGTGATTGAAGATGGCGTCAGGGGTGTGCGTGTCTGGCGAGTTTAAGGTATACTAATTCTGCTTTTCCTTGTGTGTTCTTTCCCCCGCCAAGTGCGGGGGTCTTTTTATTTGGGGATTGCTCTTTGAAGTATCCTAATCAGTGGAGCCATCTTTGCTACTTCACCCATGTTAATGCGATGTCCTTCATACGTCACGTAATTACCACCCATTAACGCTTGTATTTTTTTAGAAATTACATCTGGGCCTATAACATGTGAGCTAGCAAAATATCTTTTGTCGTGCTGCCGCAATAAATTGATAGCTTTTTGTAAGTCATCGGAAGAACCCTGTTGGATAGCAGCATCGATCTTTTTGTTTACTGTATCTGCAGAAACTTTTGCTTTATGTTCTTCAGAGGATATATTACGCTCCACTTCTTTTCTAGCCGCCAACTTAGTTGGTTGAAACCCTATAGCTTGTGATGCAATATTTGCAGTGGTAAATTCACTGGGTTTAATTATCGTACTGGTTCTATTCTTTTCCCCTTCGGTGGCTAGGCGCAACGCAGTTACAAAGTTTTTAATAAGCGGGGGAGTTATATTACTTAACCCTTTTAGCGTATCCCCATCAGATATTTGCTGAACCCCATCAAGGAATGAAGCGCCTTTTTGTCCTGCAGGCATGGCGTTAGCTTTTAGGAAATTCCAAGTGGTATCCTTAAGAGTATCTCCAGATTCAAAGCTACGAATCAATAAACCATTCAATCCAGTATGTGAACCGATGTTCATGCCGGTGGCTTCGGAAATAAGACCTTTTTGCAATGAACGGGTTATGAAGTTATTACCACCTAAATGGTCAGGCAACCACTCATGTTCAAACCACTGCTTAGAGCTTTCCGATCTGTACCAGTCTTTCATACGGCGCTTAGTACGTGCCCGTTTATCTTCCTCTGTTGGCGACCAATCCCAATACTTATCTAGCAGGTCAGTAAGCAAGTCATACATGGGCAAGCCTTCTACACCCGAGAACATAGCAGTCATCAACAAGATACCACCTAGCGTCTTAGCTGCAACAATCTTTTCTTCCCTTGTACTACCCTTCCAGTTAATCATTGCAAACGCATTGCGGGTAAGCAGTGACATCATTGCAAGTGGGTATTGCTTAAACTGCCCGATTACTTTAGCCCCGGGGCTTTTAAATATTCTTGCACGGCTAAAAGATTCGTTTGAGCTTAGATACTGGCGGGTTTGTTCTATTGCACTTTGAACGGCTTGATCCATGTTTCCAGATTTGGCAAATTCTAGATCAAATGCAGACATTAGGGTGATTTCCCGGCTGACTTGTTCAGAAGCATTGAACGCTGCAGACATTACGTTAGCAGCAAACCTAAACCCCTTACGTAATTTGCTGTTATACGTTTCGGAAGATACCTTACCCCGTTGTGTAATAGCACGAGTGAACGTATCTGTAATCGCCCCACGCTCTTTGAACTGCCTGAAAGCCTCTTTACGTACAGGATCATTTTGGATAACTGAAGAGTTTTCTAATGTCGGGGTGGTAAATTTAAAATCCCCTTTAGCTGTAGAAGATACAGCACCAACCAAAGACTTCTTAGTCACCAGTGCCGTGTACTTACTTAGTTCCTTAGCAGCTTTAACTTCCCCATACCTACCGCCCAATGCGGGTAAAACTATTGTAGGTATAGACAACGACTGCGTAATCGCAGAGCTAATCCCGGTCATCGTAAAATAATAACCAAACGAGCCGATCTTATTAGCTACTTTACCTGCCCATGTTTCTTGTGGTGGGTTCAACTCCTCCAATGCACGAGCTTCAATTTCATTAACGAACATACCCAGCTTCCCTTGCATAGGGTCGCCCTTTAATGAGTCTCTTGCACGATCAATACTGGAGTGAATTTCATCCCCATACCCAAGCTTTGCAATATCGTTAGCAATACGAGTTGAGTAAACCGAGAAGTTACGCAGTACGTCCTCACTAAACCCGGGCACATTATCTGCATGTATAAATTGCCTACGGATACTTGCTTCCGGTCCGGTGGTTAGCCAGAATTGGTAGATGTCATCTTTAAGTTCTTTTAGCTTAGCCTCAGACACGCCTACCTTACCTTCTTTAGTCTTAGCACCCTGAAGTACACCATCAATAGAGCTGAATACACCCTTCAATAAGTTGCTTGAGGTCTGAATATCTTTCTCGACTCGATTGCTGTCGTTATCTTCTTTAGCCGCATAAGACTGGAATAACTCTTCACGAGATACACCCAACTCTTTTAGCTTAGCCTTAACGTACTTAGCACGTTCTTTTTCAGAATCAAACGCCTTAACTATACGACCCTGTTTGGGGTCTTTCATCTCAAACCAATAATCCCCATGCCGCATAAACGGGAAATATTCTTCGGGTAGGGAGCGTTCAAACTCTTTCTTAATGTCGGAAATAAGTTTTTGTCTATCTTCAGCAGGTATATCTAGCGCTCTGATCTTCTTATCTAGCAAGTGCCGACGCATCGAGAACATTGTCTTGTAAAACTCTCGCATAGACTTATAGATTTGCTGCGCCCCGGGTATTTGACCAAGTGCATCCCAATGAGTGTATACCTCACGTATAGCTTTTTCTCTGTCAGCAAGAGCCTTCATAGCCGTTGCTTTCACTGCATCGCTTGTATTAGGGGCGGCTAAGCGCTCGTTTATCTTAACCATCTGCTTATCGTTTTTCAACGCATCATTTATATCGGTATGTGCAGCGGGGCTGAAGTTATTGAGACGAGCCTGTGACGTAGCCATGTGCAGTTTTTGCATCAAGGTCTTATGTTTGCTAGCTAGGTCGCTTAACTTTTCTGCAACTTTGTTAGCAGAGTTGAGAATGTTTTGTCTTAACCCGTTCATTTTCTCTACTGATACGTTAGCAGCTTGAAGGCCACCAGCAATACCGGGGTCACGCTTACGTATCCAGTGCATTATGTCTGGGGTTGAAAGGCTAAATAAAATCTTACCCAAAAGACCAGACGGTATGCGATCTAGGTTTTTATCCATTTGTTCTAAGGCGGTGGGCACATCACGCTCACCTTTCATTTCCTCAGAAGCCTTAAATACATTAGCAGGGTCGCTAGTATCCGTTAGGGTCTTTTCTGCTTTCGCCAGAGTCTCTTCAGACATTTGGGGTTTGTATTGCATCAACCCCTCGGTAACGAGCATCAAGTCTTGGAAAGCGTTAACACTCCCTTCAGGCATACCAAATGCGTTAGCCAGCGCACGGACAAATTTAGTAAACAGATTCTTAAAGAACCCCGGCGCACCCTCTTTAGCTTTACCTTTAGTGTTAGCCAAAAACTCTTGCACATCATATTCAGTCATGCCGTAAGCAACAAACTCTTTGAGGTCGTCTAGGATACCAACACCGCCTTTTTCACTGGCAGTGAACAAACGATCTAGCGCAGCGGGGACTTCCTCCCCCATCATTTTGGCTTCTGTATAAGCTGTCGCTGCTTCGTTACGGATATCTTTAAGTTCGTCTATTAACCTCTGTAGTTTTGGCGGTACAGGACGGCCTTCTTTAGTTAGCCTTTCGTATTCCGCAATCTGCTCAATGGTTGCACCATGCACGGCCTCATGCAGGAATGTTTTAAATGTAAGCCCACCGCCTCCTTCAAACTTATCCCCACGCAGTATTAAATACTTTTTACCATCTTCAGTCGTGAAGTAAATACCGTTGGCGTCTTTAAACTTGTCTTTTAAACTTTGTCCGCCACGCAGGAAGATATCAGGTAAATCTGCTTCTGATTGGGCAACTATATAATTAACGTCTTTAAGGAAAGGTTTAAGTCGTCCACCCAAGACCTTTTCAAATTCCGAACCAGTTTTTACTATATGATCTATAGCAGCCGTTGCGGTTTTAAACTTTGCAAGCACTGCACCTCTAGCTAGCTCTATAAGTTTAGAAGCTATAGACAAACGATCAGTAGGTGCATTCTCTCTGGTGCTTAGCCCTTCGGTTGTTTTGTTTGTTGTAGTAGGTTTACTTGTTTTAGAGAATTGAGTGCGCTCTTGTTTAGCACCCTTAAGTGCAGCAACATTAATAATGTTCTTGTCATTGAATACGACAGAATTTTGCGTAGGTATCTTACCGCTTAATTGTTTTTTAAGTTGGGTTATATTTCGATTTTCAGATTTTACATAGATGTCAAACTTTTCTTGTTGGCTTGTCCAGTAATTTATATTTTCTTCTTTACGTTTATTAAAGGTTGCTAAATACTCAGGATTTTTTAATTGATATGCTTCAGGTTGCTTAGCCCTCCACTGGTCTATCATTTTTTGAGCATCGTCACGCATTTTCTCATACTCTTTAACCTTTTTCAGAATTTTATTGATTTGTGTTTGAACTCGTACATCTTTACGAGAGGGTTGGTCAAAGAACTTAATACCTTTAACACCAAGATGGTCTAAATATAAAGAAACGGCTTCATCATACTTCCTTACCCTTAATGCTTCTTCAAAGTCAGGATTACCAAAGTTAGGAATATAATCATCTCTCGCAGCTATTTGCAATGCTTTATAGAAGTCTTTACCGGTAGGTGTATCAATACCTCTATCCGTGAAATAATCAGGTAAAAAGTTACCTAATTCAAATTGAATTTGTTCAACGACCTTTTTAACTCTTCCGATTTGCCGAGCTAAAGGTTTGTCCCAATTTAACCATTCATCGTGGGCAATAGCAACATCAATCCGCTTAAGTTGTCCTTCTGGCCTAGAAATATTTGCTTTTATTCCAGCCTCTTCCATTGCATCTAAAGCAGCTTCTATATTCATTGCAGGAATAGTGTCGAAATTTTGCATTGCTTCCTTACGGGCTTGACTGTAGTCCCCCTTGCTATCAAGAAGTAAATTCTTAGCTTGGATGAAGTTCCAATTCCCGTATTTAGTTATTAACGCATCAACATCAACATTCCCCAAATCTAAATCTGTTGGTGTAGCTTTTCTAGATACATCTTGCTCCCAATAATTATGCCCAATACCCTTACGCTGAGCTAAGTAAGAACCCCATCCAAATGCTTGAGCGCCTTCACCGAAATTCATAAAGGCATGGTTAAAATTTCTAAACTGGGCCGCAGTGCCGTGCCATGAACCGCCCATCTCCAAGCGAGCAGCGCCATAAGCTAGATCGATAATATCTTGTACGGTTAACTTATTAGGAGCAAGACCTAGCTTTCTTACCGCAATACGGAACATCTGGAAAATCTGGCGTATAAAGTTGCCAAACTCACTTTTTGATTTTAATGCAGTTGGTATTACTCCAGCGTTATTTGCGATCTCCACAAAATGCCCGATACGTTCAGTTATTTGCTGATTAAGTGGAGTATTGATGTTTGTAACTAAGTCTATTGCTTCTTGGGCGAACTTACTTTCTTGTGACCCATCATTTTTCTGTGCCCACGTTTGTATACGATCACCAAGCTTGTTAAGAAGCACAGATGGTAATAGCCCCTGTATCCCTATATGCACACCAACTTCGTGTAGGAATACTGCACGACCCGTACCTTTTTGAATATTATCCGCAATCAGATAAGCACGTTTATTTTGTACAAACCCTTTATCCGTAGAATCCCCGCCGTCTTTTTCCGCTTTTTCCCTAACTTTTTCCGGTAATTCATCCCATGACTGTACAACTGTTAGCTTGATGGGGTTTTCTACAACACCAATAAATTCACTTAACTCGTCATCTAACTCAATAGCGTCGTAAGGATCAGTAACTTCCTCCGTAGCAGCAGAGCGTTCCGTTTTATTTTTTGCGTTATCCTCATCAATTTTAAGTTGTTTCTTTTCTTCGGCTATTTCTGCTAGTATTTCTGGCTCATCAGCAAAAATTTCTTCGTCGGTTCTTGCCCGTTTAGCTTCAAGTAAGTCAGCAACTTTCTGTGCTTTATGGGCTTCTTTAGCCTCACGAGTAGATACAACTGGGCCTTCTTTAGCTTCCTGCACGGGCTGCGCTGCTAACTCTTTAGCTTTAGCTTTGCCTTCTTTTATCTTTGTTTTTCTTTCGGCAGCTTTTTGTCTTTCTTCAGGCGTCATCGCTGCTTCTCTAGCAGCTTTAGCTTGTTCTCTAGCTAGTTTATTAGCTGCTTTTTGGGCTTTCTTAGCCTCGGAAGCGGCCTTACGTTGTTCTTTAGCAGCGGCTTTTTCAGCTTTAAGTTTTTCAGCAGCTTCTCTTTTAGCGGCTTGATCTAGTTTACGTTGCTCGGCTTTAACAGCTTTATCGGCTTTTGCTTTTGCTTCTATTTCTTTAGCGGATACAAAATCTTTTCTAAAGGTGTCTGCAGCGGTTGGTCTTCCCGTTCTTCTGTTTGCCGCTAGCTGGTTTGCAGCTACTACACGTTCTTCTTCCGAAACTGTTGGGTGTGCTAATGCTTCTTTGGCTTTGTTAGCAACACTCGACTGCCTACTTGCAGCTAATTGATGCAATGCTTCCAGTGCATTGACACGTTGTTCGTCCGTAGCTACGTCTGTTTCTAGGGTGTTGATATGGGCGTTTATTTGCCCTAAGTCTCGTTGACGTAGCAAGTCTTGTTCAGATTTAATTTTCTTATCTAGAGCAATTTGCTCAGGGGTCTTTTCTACCTTTTTGCGACCGGGCGTACCTTTTGGAGCAGCAGCTTGCTCCGCTTCTAGGCGTAACTCTTCTTCAGTTTTAACTTTTCTAGGACGTCCACGGCCTTTGGTCTCTGCAGGGGCTTCGGCTTCAACGGTTGCAGGTGCAGTCTCTTTAAGTACTTCAGTCGTAGGCACAGTGGGTACTTCAATACCAGCTTCTTTTGCTTTGGTGGTAGCTCGTTGCAATGCTTGCCGTGCCCTAGTACGCCGACTGATTGCAATCTTTTGCGCTTCTGGATTCTTGGGTGCATTAACGACTTGCTCTTCCGCAGCTTGTAATTCGGCTTGAGCTTCCTGAACCTTAGCTTGTATCGGGTTTACAGGAGTAATTTCCACTGGTGCAGCGGCTGCGGGGGCTGCAGTTTCTACAGTTTGTACAGGTGCATTGGGTATGGGGGCTGGTTTATTTTGTGTAGCGGCTATTCTAGCTTGTGCATCAGCTAGAGCTTTATCCCCCGTAGTGCCTAATGTACTCGGCTGAAGTCCTTTTCCTTCATCAACTCGTCCAACAGGTCCGCTAACGCTAGCCAATCGTTCAGCACCAAGTGCCTCAGTTCCTCCGGTGGTGGTTCCTCCATTGCTAGGCAGTGGAACGCCTTGCTCACTTGATCTGGTGTCAACTCTAGCAGGTGGTCTGACATTTAGTTCCCCTCGTTCAAATTCATCGTTAGCAACCGCAGCAGCTAAATCACGGGGTAAATTATGTTCGTCCTGAAGTTCTTTTGCCCGGGCAGCTATCGCAGTTTTTGCGTCCTCAGGTAATACTATATCAGCATTTATTGGGGCTTTGGCTTCAACTTGCTCTTGTTTTTCTGCCGTATCTAGAGGCATTGTAGGTAGTGGTGTACCCGCAGCAGAAGTAACTTGCGGTCCGGGCGGTTGTTGATTTTTTAAGGCTAACTGACTTCTAGCGTTTCTTGCTTCTACAACCCCAGCACCTGCACCCATAGCTGCACCGGAAGTAAACCCTTGGTATAAAGAATCCCCGTACCCTGCTATGGCCTCATCCGAAAATAAGTCCTCGTCCGCTTGCCATCTAGATAAAATATCTTGCGCAGGGTTAACAAAAGCTTCTTCTATTGCACCTCTTCCTGCACCCTTACCGGCAGTTGCTAATACTGACTTAGCTGAGGTTACTAATTCTTTTTCCGCCGCTAATTTAGCAGCTTCTGTAGTAGGTACTTTACCCAGCAAATTAACTAGGAGTTTTTTACCTAGCATGAAACCTGTACCGGCTTCCTCCAATAGAGTCTGTCCTGTAGCTGCAACTGCGGCTTTAAACGTGTTTACATGTACCGGCTCGCCATTTTTTATTGACTCTTGTGCTTGCTCCACTAAGTTTTGCGTATACATTTGTGGGTATGTAGCTAAAAAACCCCCAAGTGCTCCACCAACAAGAGTTCCAACACCGGGAACTAAAGAACCAACTGCCGCACCCGCTGCAGCGCCAGCTATGGTATTTAAAGACTGTGGAGCGCTACCTGCAATAAACCCGGGTACTTGAGTGGCTACCTCACCAGCGGCGGATAAAGCACCTTTTTCTTTATAGGCTTTAACTACTTCCGGTAAGCTGCTAACATGCCCTTGTTCTCTACTTATAGCTTCAGATTCTTCCGCCGCTTTAATAGCCGCTTTGTCTGCATCTAGTAAACTCGAAGCCGCACCTTTATACCCAACCCCAAGACTTTTAACACCTGCAGCTAGCTGGTCTAGTATCCCAGCTTCTTTTTCTTTTTCCTCAAGGGCTTCTTGTTTGGGTTCTTCCTGCGTAGCGTACTGGGGCAGTATATCTTTTGTTATAGCATTAGTTATGTCTTCATGGGACATATCATCTGGAAAATTAACTACCCCAACATTAGGTATGTTTACTGTGGGCATATCGTTATCCTACCTAATTATTGATTTACAGGAACTAACTTTCCATTCACAAAATTAAATTGCCCTGTTTTTTGGTCTTGTCCACTGCTTATTTCCTTCTTCCTAGCAGATATTTTATCCAAGATACTCTTTTGGTCTTGTTCGTTATCAGTACCCATCAACTGCATAGTAAGCTTTTGTATTTTTGGGTCTTTGCTAGCTTCCAAAGAAAATTCCTTCTGCTGTGATACGCCCACATTCGGGTGTGTCTGTAAGTTTGCTGCAGTGGATGCCGTTTGTTTTTGTTCCCATGTAGCTTTTTCAGGATTACCATTAGTCAGTACGCCCAGCGCATTGTTATACGCAATGTGGAAAGGATCGTCCTGTTTATTTTGCAGTGCGAGTGCTTTTGCATTTTCCGCCCTGATGTTTTCCATTCCCTCTGCATGCGTATAACCTGCTTGGGCACGAGCATTAGCTGCACCTATTTCCATCTTAGCAACTTGAATCCTAGAATCAATCTCATTCTTAGATATGCCTTCTTTACTGGCTCTATCAAGGAGACCTTGGTAATCTTTACTTGCTTCTTCGAGGAGTTTAGCATTGTCAGTATATCTAGTACGCTCAACATCAAAACGAGCTTTAGCCATAGCCATCTCTTCTTTCCGTTGCTCTTGAGCGTCTTGCATAGCACCTTGCACTGCAGCTTCAGAACCCTTACCAATATTAACTGCTCCGTAAGGGGAAGTACCACCTAAGATACCTAATCCGGCCTGTAAAAAGCGCATAGCGGATTGTTTTTCTTTGTCCCCAGCGCCTTCTGCTTGGCGTCTTTCTAAATATTCTAATAACCCTTTACCTGAAGTATCTTCCCCAAGGATAGCTCTTTTCTGCGCCATAATCGAAGCTAAATCAGTATTTGTACTTGTCGGGGATATTTTAGGTTCTTCCTTTTTAACTTGAGGGGCATCACCACCAGAGATATAAGAATCATCTAACTCGGTTTCACCGCCCGCACCAAATGCAACGATACCACCACCAGCCAAGAACTGAGTGTTACCTGCGGGCGCTGCTGCTACTCCGGGGTTGCGCATGTTTTCACGAAAGTCAATCTGGCTTTGTGCAGCTTCTGCGGTCTGTGGGTCATTAGCTTTTGGGTTAGCCTTTTGTACTAACTGCTGGTCGCTAAGCCGTCCAAGCATTGCATCTAGTTTACCTTCAGGGACACCACTGGATATACCGCCTGTGGCCATCGCCTTGACCTTACCACCCTTAGCCATCTTAGATATACCATAAGCACCTAGACCTAAACCTGTAGCAGTTGATGCAAGACTTGGCGCTGCTTGATATTGCTGGGTAGTGGTAGATTGCATCGGCAGACCACGTAGCATGCTATTCATAAACGAAAGCTGTTGTTGTGGGTACTGCTGAGCCATAGCGTAGTTTTGTACGGCTTGATTGATAATGTTTTGTTGCTGTTGTTGCTGCAAACCGCCTGCCTGTAACTGCGCTTGGTCAATGCCCATCTGCTGATTGTACTGACTGTTACCTAACGTGTTGAGCGTATTAGCACCTTGTAGCCCGAGGTTATACGCATTCTGAGCGCCCTGTACCCCTTGCAGACCTAACCCAGCACCTTGCATACCGAGAGCAGCCGCTTGTTGCATGTTTTGCTGAGCGGTGTTATACGCTTGGTTGTATCCTTGTGAGATCAACTGGTTGGTAGCTAAGTCTTGGTTCTGTTGGTTTAGCCCCTGCATAATAGCCTGACGACCACCACCAAATGCACCTTGCTGGGTAGCCTGCGCTTGGTTTGCAGCGTTTTGAATACCAAATTGCTGATTAAGTAACTGTTGTTGCGGTGCAAGAGAAGCTTGTAAATATGGGTTCATATATGACTGAACCGCATTTGGGTTTTGAGCATTTTGTCCATAAGACATACCAGCCTGCGCACCTAACCCACCATACCCCATAGCAGGATTTGCAGTGCCCATCGCACCTTGAGAAGCTTGGTTAGCAATATCAGTACCTTGACCAATTTGCCCAGATACCTGCATGTTTTGTATGTTATTGAATGCTTGTTGCTGCAAAGGACTAAAACCGGCAAAATAATCAGCAGCATTTGTGCTATATGGCTGATAAGGTTTTACTCCCGTTATTTCTGTAGTACCGGGTTGTGCGTTACCTTGAGCATCATAGCCGCCGTTAGCAAGGGGATTACCATTTGCATCGTACCCACCTACACCAGTCTGATTAGTATTAAATAACTGTTGTTGCGTTGCACCAAGCATGGACTCCACATACGGCTGGGCATATTGTGGGATATTAGTTTGGGTTACATTTGTTTGGGTTGGTTGAGAGCTTCCACCGCTACTTCCACCGCTCTGTGGTTTAATCGTGCCTCCAGCAGACTTGCGGAAAGCCATTTCAGGTAACATAGAGAAGTGGTCGTATCTCATATCTTAAGTTCCACGATTGTATATCGTTCAGTAAAGTTGTAACGCCGCCATAACCGTGCAACTGATTCTCTCGCTGCACCTTGTATTTTAGTAGCCCCACACCGTTTTAAAGTATCCTTTAATTGCGCAACCGTATCTAAAGAAGATATTAATTTGCCGCCAATATAGGTAATAAATGCAACGCGGTCATTCGGCATATTACTAAAACTTACCGTAGCTGCCCCGTGAATAGTTTGTTTATCGTCAACTGCTACCAATAACATCCACTGCCCACTACTTACAAGCAGCTTAATTTGATCCAGCGTGTAGTCATCCCCACCATATTTCTGGGCTTCAGCTATATACCCCTCGACCATCGGCCAAGTTTGAGCTATATACTGAGTTCCTACCTGCTGTACATATACTTTCATTTTGGTAAATACTTATCAGCTTTAATCTCAGGTGCTTGCTTCTTTTTGCCAGTACGTGCTTTGCGTACATTATCCATCATCTTGTACAACTTCTTAGCCCCTGCATCGCTTGAGCCATTACCCAAATGAGATACCACATCTGCAGGGACAACAAACTCATTGTCTGCTAATCTAGCAGGTTGCTTATGTCCGATTGTAGCCGGAATATTGTCACTCATACCATCTCCGGGGCCTTTTAGCAAGCGACCGCCATCAGAGTAAGAACCTAAATGTCCGATACTACCACCTTGAGCATAGTTTTGGTTTGGGGTGTTGTTAAGTTTATTCAGGGCAAGCATAGCGTTATAATCCCCACCCCTAGCTTTTGCCATAACTTGCTGCATACCACCTTCTTGCTGTGCTTGGGCTATATAGTTATCAATAGCTTCCATGTTATTTGTTTTTGCGTTTGCAATACCACCACTAGCCATACGTTGCGCACCGGTATAAGGGTCAACGCTTGCATCAGATACGCTATTTACTATGTTGTTAGACATCGGGGTATTAATAGCATTAGCAAAAGACTGACGGGGAACACTAGCTTGAGGGAATAACTGGTTCGAACCTAGAGCGTTTTCACGGGACATTTGCTCAACAGGGTTAGACACATTACCATTAACCGACGGCACAATCGGCCCGCCCTCTGCATAACGCTTAGCATTCATCAACCCGCCACTAGCTGCATACGTAGGTCTATATACATTAGGTGTAGCAGATATTGGGGTGAAGGTATTTGGATTGTAGCTAAACTTACTTAGTGGGCCTGAATAGTTCTGTGTAGGAGGCGTACCGTACTTTTTGTTGTCTTGGGAAAGCAATGCGTAAGCACCCAGACCACCTGCACCTAGTACGCCAAGTTGACCCCATTTACCTAGACTGTTCCATAGCCCTTTAAGATTATCTTCGTTTTGTCCTGCTTGCTGGCTTGCTTGCTTAACATTTTGTGTTAGCTTAGAAGGAGTTTGTTCCGCTGGAGTAGGTTGCCCATTGTTAAAGCTATCCGTTAGCTGTTGAGAAGTACTAGGTGAACCTCCAGAAACGCCTTCATCTGTTAGTTGTTGAGAAGTACTAGGTGGACCTCCAGAATCGCCTTCATCGGTAGTATAAGTTATGCCATCTGAACCAGTGGTAGTACCATATCCACCCCCACTAATATAGCTATCATCCCCAAGGCTACCTAAACCCGACGTAAAACCCTGAGGTAATGAACCCGAGTCCATAAATGCTTGAGCGCCAGCATCAGTCAAAGTACCCGCAGCGTCACCTAGTAAACCACCATCCATACCACCAGTTGCAACGGAAAGCAAACTTCCTACAGGACTACCACCTTTTGCGGTATTTTCCACCGCACTTTCTGCGGCAATATAAGGAATAGCTTCGGGGGCTACGATACCGACTGCAGCTTTTGCGCCCATCTCGACTAAGTTACCTACATCGAACCCACCGTTTTTGCCCGCCATAATATATCCTTTAGGTCTTAATTTTTAATACGTTGCCAGCGGTAGTGTCGTAATAGATATCGCCGGTTTTTAGATTTGCCAGACTTGCTTGTGTCGGAATACCAACAATTTGTGCATTTGTCAATTGATTTATAGTGCTTAAGTTTAACGTAGTAGCTTGAAGAGGTCCATTATTGTCAAGCTGTTCAAAATACTGCCGCAAAATTTGCAAGAACTGATCCATAAACTTCTTGTCATAATCGACAGGAGCTACAGGTAAACGAGGTGCTATTACGTTTTGGTTAGCCATTATCTTCTTCCATCTGGGCGTACATCGAGTCTAGGACTACCTAACTGCCATTGCGTACCCACTTGATCTGAGGACACAATAAGCGCCATCTGACGACCTCTTAACCTGCAATATGCGTATTCGGTAAACTGCTGCACGTTATAAGTAGATGAGCCAGCATAGTTTTGCAAACTGGTTACTGTTGGGTTATCAGATGAGCCGTAGTTTGCACCGGGGTTTTGACGAGGGAGTACGGTAAAGTTAACGCTTGGATACGCTGAACCACCAGCCGATTGCACTGAACCATCGAAACTTACGTCGGGGATAATACGCCATACAAATCCAAACGCATGGCCATCACCAATATCAAAGTCAGAAGATTGAATATACGCAGCGATTGCATTGGGTGGGTTTGCTGTGCCGTCATCTACTTGAGACTCGTGATAAATAAGTCCTGAATTAACAACCCCAATATCAATAACTTCTGCACCAACTTTATGGGTAGCCGCCGTAGTACCATAAGCGCCACGAGAACAACCAGTCAATGTAGTGCTAGTAGAGCCGCTGTAAATAATCTTTTCTGAACCAATCTCTACTACCCCCGCTGCAGGGAAATTAGATTTGCTATTGACCTTAATAGTAGTATCTGTAAGACCGACTGCTTGTGAAACTGTTGTTACCGGTGCATAACCTGCGGCCATTGGGTAAGTACGTAGTGGGCTATCTAACCAAGCTGTTCTAGTAAGGTTGCCGTAGTACCAAATCTGCTCTAGGTGGTTATATATAACATAGCTATCAATAACGGTTGAATTAGCAGAACAGTAAAACCACCAAACTTCGTTAAACCCTTCGTTAGTACCAGCAAAGAACTGATAAGACTGGGTTAAGTTAATGTTGTCAAACACATACTGGCGAAGCGTACACGGCAGCGTTTGCACCTGACCGGAATACATATAAAACTTATCTTGACCCATCCAGTAGGCGACGTTGTTAACCGTAGCGGTTGCATTAGGGCTGGTTATAGATATGTTGTCTGCAAGTAGCGTAAACCCCCAAACATACGGAGCGCCTAAATATTGCATCGAATACAAAGCCGCATCTGTCCATATTAGAATTTCTTGACGGGATTGCAGCGCTGTTACGATATATGAACCGTGGCTAAGGGTATAACTACCTGCTTGGTTTATAGCTGTTGGTGTCCATGTCGCTACACTTTCTTGATCCGACCAACGAATAAGCATCGGGTTTTGTGTAGAAGAACCATAGTCATTTACCCCAAATGCAATCACAAATCTTGACGCATCTGAGACCATCATGTAGTTGCAAATTGTGGGGCAATTTGAGTCTGTTAACCACCACTGCGTACCGTTCTGGGTATTAGTATTCGTCGAAGAAAGTACTTGTGCAATGTTGACGTTGTTAGGGTTATTATCTACCACCCAGTAATATATCGGGCCACCACGAGGGTTAAATAATAAGTTTTGCCCAAAGTTGAACGTACTCCACAACCTTAACTGCTGCCCAATACCTTGAGCTGTAGGCGCTGCAATACCCCAACCAGTATAAGTTGATGCACTAATAACCTGCGTACCTGAAGTATGTGACACCGCTGCAGTGCCGTTAGTTCCCCGTGTACAACCAGTAAATGTAGTGCCGCCCACACCGCTATAAGTAATAAGCTCGCTGTCTATCAAAATAGTACCAGCAGAGGGGAACCCAGTAGTAGATACGACGGTAATAGTAGTAGCGGAGTTAGATAGCGCACCGTTTAGTGTAGTAGTTGTAGCACCGGGAGACACACCACCCCATTCACCCACACCCCATCCTAAGCCAGTTGTATATATTGCACCGCCGCTAGTAATCTGATAAGTAGCAGTTACAGCCCCGCCTCCAGTACCCGTATCGCTTGCATTAGCTACAACACCCACTGTTATTGAATACTGCGTTGAGGAGATATAAGTTATTTGGTATCCCCAAGCCTGATTAAGCACAGAGGCAGTTACATTACCACCAAGGCTAGTAGCACCACTAAAAGTAACAAAGTCACCTGTTTGTGCGTTATGACCAGCTTGAGTTACAACAATAACCGAGGAACCATTAGTCGCTGCAAAAGATGCGGATGGTGAAGAAATTACTGCTCTTATGGGGGTAACATCATATAAATTACCACTGACGCCCAACTGCACATAGAACTTTTGATTAGTACCAATACTTAAGTAATTGTAACCGTTAAGACCAATCCAGTTCCATAAGTCTCTACATACTCCTACATATTGTCCGCCAGCAACTGCAACAGTTCCAGCATCTAAAGACCAGCCACCAATCTTCTCTACCTGCCCCGAACGAAAACGAATCTTGTCGCATTGAAACCAGCCGCCTTCGTTGGTAAGCGTAGTACCTTCTCTATTCACTCCCGGACGAAATTGTAGTTTCTGTAATGGCATGGTTTACCCCAACATATTCTTTGCGTTTGCTTCGACAGTATCTACCCGAGCGAGCCACCCTCTTTCGTAGTGAGGGTCTTGCAACATTTTATAATAATGTCGTTTAGTATCCGAATAGCTTGCAATTAGTTCTTCTATAGGTATTTCTTTAGCAACTAGCATTGTAGTCTTATCTACTTCCCCAGTCACAGGCACTGCCAAACACTCTTGTAGCAACTTAATTGCCCGCCCCACCCCTGCATTGACACCAAAATCAAACACCATGTAATCAAGGGGTGTTGGCAATTGATCGCAGTCACAAGCATCCCAATACTTTCTTCTATAGAATGGTGCAACCGTAGCAGGGGTAAGCGCCCGCATATCCTTCCAAGTCACTGGATGTCCGACATACTCTTCCCAAGCACGTTGGGTCACGCCCAAATTTGTAGACCCTGCACGACCATCGGCTAGTTTATTACCTGAGTCATTTATATCCGTAGTAAATCCGCCCTCACTACGTAGGACTAGCGAAAGGGAACGATCATAATTACTTTGCATTGTGGATCGCTAGTTGTTGTTGAACCCAACTTTGGAGTTCAGTTAATTGGGCTGTGGTTGCAGCGCATCGTTCAGCAAGTCCTGCGTCGGCGGGGATTCTAACAATTCTGACGGAGGGCTTGGCATTGGTGGGCATACGGCGGGTACTGGCATCTTTGTTGCGCAACCGCTGAGAATAATAATTGTGGACAGCAGCAAGCTTAGCTTCATATTCATTTTTAACCCCTTCATTTACTACTTCATGTTGTTTGGTAATAGATGCAGTCTTTTCTTCCTGTACTTTAGCCGCAAGTTCTACACTCTTTTCAAACTCGACAAACTTTTTATGCTCACCTGAATACCCCATGTAATAAGCAAATATAATAACCGCCGCAGCTAAGCCAATTTTAATCCATGTAAATATCGGTAACGGAAACATATTTATTCCTCATTCCTAGGCGCACGGGGGTAATCAGGGTCTGGTTCGGTATTACCCTTCATCATCACAGCAGCACCATGCGCGCCTGAAATCAACCCAAAAGCTTCTGCAAACTCACGTAAGCTAAGCCCTTTTTCAAACGCTTCATATCCGGCTAGTACAAGGACGGCCAGCAGCCCGATGCACCAAGATACCCGTGCGATATCAAAGGTCTTATTATCCTTACCAGTGAGAAGCTGCGTGATTATCTTCTGCATAACTACCCAAATAACGGTGGTAATACCACCTCAATAGCTACGTTTTGTTTCATTACGGATAAGCTACCACCGCACTCATTGCACTGCAAAGAAACAATTTCATGTTCTGTAACATCGTTGTTGCAATGGTTGCACTTAAGTTCAATGCGATGTGCAGGTTCAGCAGATTGTGCAGCTTTGTCGATAATCATTTTATTCCTTAGAAATAGGGGCTTCCCATAACCACGTTGTTTGATTTAAGGTATATCCTTCACCGGGAGAGGGGGCATAAAACACATCATGTACTGCGTCGTAAATATAGCCAAGTCCTGCGTAGTTACCACGTAGAGCAACACCACCATCAGGTTGACCATTCTCACCGTAATGAACACCGCCACGGGTATTGTATGAAGTTTGAATCCAAGTACCGGGGGATGAATCTACAAACGTAGTAAAAAATTCGGGTTCAGCAACAATTCCGTCAATTACTTTGCCATCTAATACTTTTACAAAATGTGCCATGATTATCCTTATGCTGTATATGTACCAGACGTTGTAAATGTGTGGATTGTGTAGCCGCCAGAAGAAGTAACCGTACCACCTGTTCCACGTTGTGCTCCAGCGTAAGAAATTACTACAATACCTGAACCGCCTGAACCGCCGTTTGATGAAATTCCACCACCTCCGCCGCCACCACCGGTATTAGCTGTTCCATTACCACCTGCACTGCTATAACCACCTGCTCCACCGCCGCCAGTACCACCTACGTTACTTCCCGATGGATTTGATCCTGCACCGCCGCCACCGCCACCTGCGTAGTAAGTTGATGAGCCAGATATTGAACTAGCAATACCAACTCCACCATAACCTGCTCCATCAGCGCCAGAAGCACCAACAGCGCCTCCGCCTCCACCCCCACCACCCATTGACCGAGTGCTACCACTTGGGTTTCCTGTACCACCTGCGTAACCTTGACCAGCCGTTCCAGAACCCGCAACTGTGCTTACGTTATAAGAACCTCCGCCACCCGAACCACCGTTGCCGTTAATCTGTGCGGCTGAACCGTTTTGGCCCGCTCCGCCACCTACAGCAGTAAGTGATAAAGCAGCGATAGACGAATTTGAACCAGCGTTTCCGTTAATAGCCCCGCCAGTGCCCACAGTGACAGCATAAGCTGTACCACTAATTAGAGCCGCAACACCGGATAAAACGCCACCCGCACCGCCACCGCCACCGCCACCACCGCCAGCTCCACCGCCACCACCGCCACCGCCAGCAACAATAAGAT